TCAGCCGCGCGGCGGTAGCGTGCGCAGCAGGCGGTTGACCTGTGCGATGGTGTCGCATTCGTCGGCGCCGCGCTGGCGGCGGTGATCGATGATGTCGAGGATCACGCGAATCTGACCGTTCTTCTGGTCGCACCCTGGCTTGTTCGGATCGTTGCAGACGACCTCGATCTCGCTACGCAGGCTCTCCTGCACGATGTCGAGCATCGCCGTGCAGCCGGACGTGTCGGCGAGCCCGGGATCGGGGGCCACAGCCAGAGCCTGCGCGGCGAGCATGCCAGCCAGTACCGGCAGGCTGCGATGGATCGTCTTCAGTAAGTGCATAACATGCGCGAATTCAGTCGGGCGCGGCCACGGTTCGAACGAACATGGCCGCGTGAAGCCGACATCATAGCCGGTCGTCGGGCAGACAACGGAAAACGTGGGAATCGGAAATGGACGATTGCGTGCGGTAGCGCGCGAACCATGGTCCCGCCGACAGGAATCATAAAATCGGCCGCCAGCCTTTCTTTCATAGGCATAGAACGGTGTGATTAATTACGGTGCCCCTTCTCGTGCCCCTAAAGTGCAACGCTGGCCACTGCAGGCCCAGCGCGGTTAAAACAGCTACGTTGTAAAGCGCAAATACACAAAAATTGGCTGTTCAAGCCGCCGGCGCTGCCCCGGGACGCGCGGAATTGTCGCGCATGTCGCCGCGCCGTGACTGTGCATCCATACAGCATCACGCCAGCCATGGCCCGGGCCAGCATGCGGGACGACAGGCCTCCGATGTTTCGGTCGATGATAAGCGGCGTTCTGAGCAAGCTCCACGAGTCGGAGACGTGGGAAGAGGCGGACAAGCCCAGGCGGTCATCAAAAGAGTCCGGGCCGTGCTGTCACGGAAGGACTAGTCTTTGCTGAAAATTTGGCCTCGACGTGCCGACCTATACGCATAGAACACGACCACTGCGAAGTAGGCCCAGGTTATCCCCGCGAGTATCCAGAGGAGCCAAGCCCTAACATCAGGAGACGGATGGGAAGCCTTCCAGGTGGCTCCAAGCGCGTATGTCAGATCCGCGACGCTGGTGAGCAGGGCAGCAATGAGGAACAACCGGCTGCGAATCATCTTCAATAAGATGAACCGCCGCCACCGTGTGGCAAAAATCACCGGCGTCATAAGCCAGTTGTTGAAGCTTTGTAGTTTCTCCTTCAGAGTTCTCATCGTGCCGTACGCGTCCGGGAATATCACTGGGCGCGATTCTGACACAAAGGCTATTTCTGCCACGCCATCTACGCAGCGGAAGGTCAGCTCCGCCTCTTGGGGGGTCCACCCCCTTGCGCCGCGGGTTTTGGAATCCACCTGCTCCATGTCCAAGCGGCTGCGGCGCCATTCGCGCTGTCACGACGGGCTGCATCATCGCTAATATCTGCGATTGCAGAATCGAATTGAACCCGCGCTCGCACGGCGCGATACTGCGCGCACCCTGTAGTGCATTGGGCGTCGTGCCTGGGTGTCGGCGCGGCGCCCGCCTTTTTACATCCCCTCAAGCCTTGATCGGTGCTTGGGTCGAAAGATGGGGCATAGTGGCGCCACCAGCAACTCAATTCGCCAGAATGCAATCGGATGGCCTCACCAAGGAGTTCGAGAATTTTCGGCAATGGGCAACAAATGTTCAGTTCCTCATCTCCCATCTGCTGTTTCCGACATCACTGAAGAATAACGCCTGCGTTGGCTACCACAGCATCGCGCTAGAGCATTGTCAGTCGATCTACCGACTGCTGTCTGAAGGCACAACGACTTCGGGATTCGCCTTGCTGCGACCCCAATTTGACGCCATGCTGCGAGGCCTATGGGTGCGCATTGGTTGGACGACAACGGAGTTGTCGGCTTTCCTTCAGGGGGAGCTGGAAATGCCGTCCGTCGGAGCTATCATCTCGGGCCTAGAGAAAAATGACCCAGACAGTTTTCCCGCTGGACACCTAAGCGCTTTCAAGGACGACGTCTACAGCGATCTTTGCGATCTCACCCACGGGGGGGCTCAACAGTTGCGGCCTTGGATGCACGGCTCCGGAAGACCAACTTACGAGCCTAGAGACGTAGCGACGGTGTTGCGAATCTCCGCACATCTGTCACGTTTAAGTTGCCGCGACGTCCTCGTGGTTGCTCAGGACCTTGAGGGACAGGCGAGGCTGGCAGGCTCGTTTCAACAGATCTACGGCGCGCCCACGCCGTCGTAGGCCGTAATGGTCGGCGCCCGCCTTAGCTTGATGGTCGTCTTCCCTTAGGTCTCCACCCGCACCGCTGCTCGCCCGCAAGGTTGTTCGCGAGGATGCTATCGGCAGTCTCCCGCGTCAGGACATCCGCCTTGCTGATGTAGACGGGCTTGAACGCCTGGCACCCGGTGTCGATGACGCGCGTGTGGGTGACGACCTTCGGCTCCGGGTCAGTCGCGGGACCAGTCGTTGCGCAGGCGGTCAGCAGAATCGCCAGCAGCGCCGGCAGCAATCTCGTTTTCGACATTGGCTCTCTCCTTTGCGGCATCAGACCCCGCGCGCGCGGCCGCGGCGTTGGCTTCGGCTTCTGATCGCTCGAGCTGCGCGACCTTGGCATCGGCTTCGGCCTCGCGCTGGGCAGCCTTCGCTGTGGCGGTGGAGGCCTGCTGATGCCGGAAGGCCGCGAACACCACGCCAGCCACGCCGACGAGCCACGGCCCAAACTTGACCAGCGCAGCAATGATCGTCGTCAGCATGCTGCACCTCGTGCCAGCAGATGGTTGTCCGGCCATGTCTCGGGCCGCGGCTTGCCCGGGTTCCAGACGCGACGGTAGAGGCCCCACGCGCCATCGACGTCGTCGGTCTCCGGCAGCCGATAGGGGTCGGTGAACAGCATGAGCCGCGCCACGCCGGCCGCCAGTACATCGTCCTGATCGAGGTTTCGGTAGATGACGTCCGGCAGGAACTGCACGCCGCGCGATGCGCACAGTCGGTCCAGCCAGAAGCGAGAAGCGTCATGCAGGTAGACGCCGTACACGCCGCCGCGCGTCTGCCGCGTGCCCTCCTCGAATTGCCAGAATCCACGCGCTGGGCCGCCGATCTGGCGCCGGTACTGGAAGCGCGATTCCTGCAACCCGATCGCGAGCAGCATCACACGGGCCCGCGGCGTGTCCATGCCGTGCGGCAGGATCTGCAGCGCGGGGACGATTGCCTTCTGAAGAACGTCACGCAGCTCCATCACCTCCCTCCTTTTTCTCTGGTCGGAACAACCGGCGGAACGCGTCGATGACGGCCGCCTGGCTGATGACCCGTGCCACCACCGCGAGCGCGGCACCGACGATCGGCACCCACTGGGCGCCGTGCTTCGGGAACAGGGCCAGAAGGCCGGGTGCGAAGTTTGGCCACTGGTCGGAGATCGCCGGCACGGCGGCGAGCACGACAATGCCGACCACGCCGATCTTCGGCGACCACCACCTCTTGATTTCGGCCCACGGGGCCACGAGGAACCGCCTCATCGCGTCCACCTCTTGATGTCCGGCCGCGCACCGGCAGCGTTGTCCATGAGGTAGCGGCGGATGTCCTTCACATCGTTGCTGACCCCGTTGAGTTGCTCCTTCACATCCGCGCTGATGTTGCGCATCTGCTGGGAGGTGTCGTCCCGCGTCTGGCGGATGTCGTTCTCCACCCGCTGGAAGTGCCGCTCGTGCTCGGCGTCCTTCTGCTCGAGCGACGCCACGCGCCCGACGATGCCGAAGTACGCCACCGTCAGCGCGATGCCGCCGCCGATTAGGCTGCCCATCAGCGCCTGCAGGTTGATGGTCGTGTCGATCCACCGGGGCTTCTTTGCAGCGCCCGGGTCCGTGGTTTCGCTCATGGGTTCCCCGAATGAAAAAAGCCCGCACAAGGCGGGCATGTTGAAGCTGGGTGGAGGTGGAGCGGCGTGTCGCCGCCGCGGCCTTAAGGCTTTCTGATGAGCGAAGCGCAGTCGAGATCGTCGATACCACGCTGCTCTGCGCGACCATGCAGACGCTGGTCCGTGACTTCCAATCCGACCTCGGCACAGTACTCACGGAACAGCGCAGCAGACATGTCGCTACGGTTACCGATGTTCTTCGCCCAATCGCTGTTTGGCGCGATCGCGCCATAGTTGGAGTGATGGATGTAGCCGGTGGCACCAGGCTTCATTGCCCTCGCGAACTCTCGCAGATAGGCAAGAATGATGGACCGATCGAAGTGGACCATCGAGTCGAACGAATACACGAACGTCAGGGACTCAGTTTCGATAAACGGCAGACTGTCACCAGCGGTCACGTGATACTGCAATTGGCAGTCACCCGTCTGTGCCCCGAAACGGTCTCGGCATGCATCAATGCATGTTTGGTTGACATCGACCAGATGTAGGACCTTCGCGCCTTGCTGTATGAGCTTCGCGCTGTTGCGACCGTGACCCGGAGCGAGTTCGAGAGCAACCGAAAGGTCGGCGTCGCGGATGAAGGGTGCAATGAGGTTGTCCCATTGCCAGTCCATGCCGAGTTCCGCATCCGCATAGTAGCCACCTTCCGTGTGTGCATCGCGGCATTGGAAAATCGACTTCTTCTTGATGATGATGTCCAAGGCTTGGGTGACCACATCCTCGGGACGCTTCGGCGAGAGCTGCGAAGCCAGGGCACGCAGTTCCGTTGCGGAAGCTTTCGATATCTCATCAGCAAAATGATTGACGGCGTGACCTTCTGCCCCGATCTCGTGCGATTCGATGCGAGACACGACATCAGGCGTGAACTTGCCTTCATCGCGTAGCATCTGAATCAACGTCACCCAGTCCTTGACGTTCGCGCCGTCGGACTTCCGGATTGCCGAGACCACGCTTCCCGGCGTCGCCTTCCGCGAAAAGAACCGCATATTGCCCCTCATAACCTTATTTTGTTGCGGGGCATTTTACATGGACTCGCCGGCTACTGATTATCCGCTGGCCGGGCCGGCCAGACCACTGGCCGCGCGTCGAGGTCTGTCCTACCGACGTCCACGCGATATTGCTTCCAGACCAACAGCGAAGCCTTTTCGCTGGCCGTAGCCACGCCCAAATCAACAGCGTCTTGCAACGGCGCAATCTGCAGGGCGGCGCTACTCAGCAGTGCGTTCCGCATCGCGAGCAGTTCGGTAGCCGTAGGTACATACGGAGGGGGCGTAGTGTCGTTGGTCGGAGTCAGCGCGGGATATGGCCCCAGTTCGTTCCCCTCCGCATCGAAGAACTTGCCGTCCTCGACCTGTACATCGTCCTCGAAGGCGTACAGTGCGCCGGTAACCGTGTCTCTGAAGAATTGCATTCCAAGTTCCCTTAAGTGCGAAGCTCGTACCACCCAATCAGGGTGGCACCCGGAGTTGCGGTAACGCCGTACGTGTATCCCGGAGGGACGATGGACGCCGCCGTGAATCCACCGGCCCCTGTACCTCCATTACCAAAGGCTTGCACGTTCGCACCATTCTTCTGGAAGTTCATCCCCTGCCCGGCAGAAAGCTGGAGTTGTACTTCCACGAAGATCGGTTTTCCGGTGCTGTTCGTATAGGTAGTGCCGATCGCGCGTGATGCAGTCACGCTTTGCTGCGTCTGCCCTAACCCTAAGACTTGGTCATAGCGCGCGGCATGCGCCGCCGCGGTGGCCGTAGCCACACTGAATGTCTTCGTCGCATCGCCATTGACAGCAGCGGCGGAGGCCTTGAGGTTCGCCAGAATTGTTGCGGTCGTGCCGTCGTCCAGCACATCGAGGCCCGTGCGGTCTGCGATGAACTGCGCGAGCACGGCCGACATGATGCTGGACTGGCGCCAGACCTTGTTGAGTTGTCCCGACTGAGCGATGCCCGACGAGAAGCCAGCGCTTCGGGCGGTCAGCGCCGCGTACGTGGACTGATTGATGACGTTGGCGCCGGCAGCGCCACCGAACACGAGAAAGTCGTTTGCCATGTGTGCCTTTACTGAGGTGATCCCCAAGCGCCAGTGTCGAAGCCAGCGACCAGGTTGTTGGTCATGTCGAAGCCGAAGATCGGCGCGCCATCGACCGAGGTCACGATGACGACGTTGATCCGCACGCCCTCGGGCTTCAGCGGGATCAGGCCGTTGGCCAGCACCGCGAGGAAGACAGCCGATGGCACGACGCCGGCTATGCCGATCGTCATGGACATGTCCTGGTTGTCCTGAATGAAGACGAACGTGCCGCCGCCAAAGATCGAATCGAGGATCGCCTTCGATGACTCGAGCGTGCCGTCCCAGTGGTTCGCGCCGATCTTCGCGCGGATCACCAGCCGGTACGTGTCGTCATCCAGTCGCGTGAGGCCCGCGTCTGGGTCGAACGGCCCCTTCCAGCTTCCCTGATCGAATCCGAGCCCGTCGATGTCCAGCGAGAAATAGACGTCGGTCAGTGGTACCGGCACATTCCGCGAGATGCCGACCCAGATGCCGATCGTGTCGAGCTGATCGCCCACGGCGTTGTCGAGGTCGAACCTGCCCGGCATGCTGGACAGCAGGTTCTGCAGGTCGACCATCGGCTGCGCCAGCGCCTCGACCACCGCCATGAACTTCGGGCGTTTGTTGTGCTCGCTGGTGATCAGGTCCGTGTACTGCGAGATGTCCGCCATATCAGGTCACCGTCAGCACGACATCGGCCGGCGTGCACGACGCCACTTGGTTGAACGCCAGCGCGACATCGGGCGTGCCCGCGCCACCCGGCCCTGTCAGAGTGAGGGCGGTCAGCTTGAACGTCGTTCCGCCTCCTACTCCGTTCGCCGCAGTGATCGCGTCCGCCCACTCCACGCTGCCCGAAACGCCGCCGCCGATGTCCACGCCGTTGATGTAGTCGGACACCGCCTGCTTGATTGCGTTGCCGGTGGCCGTCGTGTAGCCGGCCAGCGACTTCAGCGAGATTGCGACCGTCAGGGCGGCGCTCGACGGCCGGTAGAAGCGGATCGTGATCGGCCGCCCATAGACGTCCTGCACGACGATGGCGGTCGTGCCATAGGTCGGCGAGCCCGGCGTCTTTTTGCGAGCGATCGCGTTCGCGATATCGGTGGAATCACCGCCCTCCACGATCAGCGAGATCGAGTGCGGCGGAAGCCCATTCGCGTCCGTCGTCGCCGAATCGTTCTCATAGGCACGCCGGCGCGTCACTCCCGGCACGTTCGACACTGCCCCGATGATGCCGTCGAGCACCGTCAGAGACGGCAGCGCGGTGGAGACCGTCTGGCGCTGCCGCAGCGCCGCATCCGATTCCACGGGCGCTCCGACTGCCGCCGCATCCGGGTTGCTCACCGTCTGCCACCCGCGCGTCGGCGTCCCGATCTGGTTGATCGTGCCGTCCGCCGCTGTGATCGCGCCGAGAGCGGTGCAGGTCGCGGTAACCGTGATCGCACCACCCGGCGGGATGACGACGGTAGCCGGTAGCGTCCACTGATTGTTGTTCGCGTCCTTGGCGATGCCGTTGCTGATGGTCACGCCGGCCTGTCCGACGATCAGAAGATCGGCGGTCGAGAACGATGCTGCTTTCTTGGCGATGCCGTTGATCTTCACGTTGCTCGCCAACGCGTCGCCCTGCGCGGTCGCGGGGCTGAAGGACCGGTAGATGGCGACGGCCGTGGCGTTGGCATCGTTGATCGAGGAGGCGAAAACGGCGAGCAATTGCCCGTCCTGGCTGTCGGCCTCGAGATATGTGTCAGGGCCGTAGATGCCGCGGTACCGGTCCTGAAGGTATTCGAAGACCTCCGCATATGTCGGCGCCGAGATGCCGTTTTCGTCGATCGTCGGCGCGGTAGTCGTGATGGCCATTACAGGGTCGCCTCGATCTTCACGGATTCACCGTATTGAGTTGTGACGGTCGCAGCGACGCTCAGCTTGCGTGCGTCGGCATCCAGACTGCTGGAGTAGGCGATCAGCGCGGTTACGCCCTGCGTGCCGAGAATCCGCTGCCGGATCGCCGCGTCGTACGTGCCGCCGGTGTACTTGCCCACGATTTTTTCGAGCGGCGTGCCCTCGGTGATGTCGAGGAACCACTCGCCGCGGAGCAGGCGCAGCCGCGTGAGCACTGCCTGCCCAACCGCCTCGGGAACGTCCTTGTAGAAGTCGGCCTGCTGCCCGCCGAAGACGTAGTCGCCGTCAGGGTCGAGTTTTCGGTACCGCATGTCATCCGCCCTTTACCGTGGTGGTAACGTGGCTCGGTCCCATCTGCTGATTGGGAATGCCCGCCCCGCCTGACTGATGGGTGTGGCCGTTAAACAGGGCCATGAATAGGTCCGTGACAAAAGCGCGCAGCGTCTGGCCGGCAGCACCGAGGCTGATGGACGGCGCTGTCACGGACGCTGATGCCGTCGTGACAACGTTGACCTGCGCCGACGTCTGGATGCTGATCGCATGGCTCTGCCCGTCGATTGCGATGCGCGCGGCGCCGTCATCTGTGCGCAATTCCGCTGCCGAGCCGTTGACGTTCGCCAGCGCGCGAGGCACCGACCGGAAGCCGAGCAGCACAAAGCCGTCGGACAGGTCATGCATCCGCAGTTCGGCCTGCTCCTGTACGCCGCCGGACTGCCACCACGCGTCGATGCAGCGGCTGGCGAAGACGACCAGGCACTCGTCGCCCTCGGAAACCGGAAATGTCAGCGTACAATTTCCGCCAGCGGGGAACTGCACCGGGCAGTCCACCAGTACGGGCAGCGCGACGCTGACCACCGTTCCATCCTGCTGCCGCACCCTCATCTTTATCGCGGGCTGCACAGAGCAGGTTGGCGGGCGGCCGGGGCCGCTCTGGAACGACTGTATGATTCCCGGCAGAGCCGTCCAGATGCCCGCACGGTACCCGTCCAGCGCCTCGCGAAGCGCTACTTCGGGGTCGTTGACCCGTTCTCGCCTGTCCACTATGAAACCTCTTATTACGTTGCTGGCTGTCGGCGTGATGATCGCCGGACCTGTTCATGGACAATCCCAGTTCGAGAAGAACCAGCTCGAGAAGGCTGAGTATCTGAACGACAAATGCCGAAGCGGGAGTGGTGACGACCCGGTGACTATGGGCTACTGCAAGCAGCGCGACGCCGCATTCGCAGAGATCACTGCCGCAGGTTGGTGCTATGGCGACGATCAGAAGTGGCGTCGCTGCTCCAAACGCCCCGTCCCCGCGGCGAAGGCAGACGAGGCTTACGTCTATCCATTCGCTGGCATGCGGGTCGGAGAGACGGTCAATAACCCCTTTCCGACCATCCTCTACACACAAAAGCCGTGCGCGCTGCCGCTAGCCCACGCCAAGGACATGCGCGCGTACGCGTCGTATCGAGGCGTCTGGGATGAGGGCTGCTGGGGCACGACCATCGACGGAAACGCGCTCGTCGTTGTGCCGCACGCTCCCACAAAGACGTTCTCACTGAGCGTTCTCCCACGCGCCGACGTGCAGGCGGACCGCATGACCATGACCATCAAGGCGCTGCCCACCTACGGTCGCTAACCGAACGGCTTGATGACGTTTTCAGGTGGTACCACGGCGCGGTCCTTGAAGTTGTCCGGCAGTACCGAGACATCGGCCGCTAGGCAGATCACGTCGGTGTAGTACTCGTTCCCCCGCGTGTCGCCGTTGTGCTCGGCGATCATCACGTAGTAGAAGCCGTCGTCCTGCAGCTTCGCCTGCTGCTCAATCCGCTCGTTTTGCGCCTGCTGCCCTACGTTGAGGCTGTACTCGTAGCGCTGCACGCTGGCGTTATCGATCTGAATCAGCCGCCCGATCTTGACGCTTGGATTGGTGAGCATCTTGATGGTGATGCCGTTCTGCGTCTGCACAGGCATCCCGATCATGCCGGTCTCGGCGGTAATTACCGGGATCTCGCCGGGCATGTAAGACGTCTCCGGCACCATGATGAGCTTGCCGTCCTGAATGCTCCACACCGCTTGGTGGGTGCGCGCTGTCCACCGCATGAAGTCGCGCGCCATACCGAACATCACCTTGCCGCGAGGCAGCGGGTTCTTCGGCAGTTCCAGCGTGTAGCCTTGCGTCACGCCGTACGGGTTCATCGCCGTGCAGGCGACTGCGACATGGTCGGACGCAGTCGAGCCGGCCGCCAGCGTAGTGTTCACCACTGCGAAGTTATATGCAGAATCGCCGTCCGCCGCGGTGATGTCGAGATACGTGTCGGTCTGGCTCTCGCGGCCGCGACGGACCTGCTTGATGGTGCCGTCGAAGATGATGCCGAAGTTTCCCTCGTATCCGGCCTGAACCACGATCCGCGTGAACTCGCGCTCGATGCGCTGTTTCGTGGTCTCGGAGACGTTGTAGACACGAACCTGCGCCGAATTCGGCGTCTGCAGGTCGCCGCGCTTGATGTGGTACACCACGCGCAGCTCGGACAGCTCAAGCGCATTGCCGCGTTCCTGGCCGACGAGGATGGAGACCTTCCGGCCGAATTGGAGTACGCCCATCAGTCAGTCACCCAGAAGAGATGCGAGCCGATGCCCAGATCGTCGTAGGTGGGCACGTCATCGGGATTCTCTGCCCCTTGCACCCAGAGGCGACCGCCGAACTGCAGGTGCCGGTATTGCCCCAGCAGATCGACGCCGGTCACCAGCGGCAAGCCACTGATCAGAGGCTGATTCGACGCGTCCGCGATATCCAGCAACCACCCCGCGCCGCCAGCCTTCCGATATTGCACGGTCAGCCGATAGTCCACGCCGCCGAGCGTGATCGTGAAGCGCTGCGGCTCGGGCGACAGTGGGATCTCGAAGAAGTTTGGCATCTACATGCTCGTCGGTGGCACGGATCCGCCCGGTGCCGGGGTTGCAGGGACAGCCGCCTTGACGCCAGCGTTTTGCGTTTCCGCAGTGGCCTGGGGGTCAGCCTGGCCTTCCTTCGACGGCAACGACGTCGCTTGCGTCTGGACGATCCGGATCTGCTTCAGCGTCGCCGTGACGTTCAGCGCGGCGCCGGTCTTCTGGTCCTTGGTCACCGAGAGCGACTTGAACAGCATGTCGCGGTAGATCCGCAGCGACGTCACCACGTCGAACGGCTGCCGCGTCTCCTGTAGCGCGAGCAACTGCGAGTAGACCGTGCTGACGTAGTCGGCCGTCGGCAGCTCGCCGCCCTCGAAGATCGATTGCAGCGTGCCGGCCAGCGCAGCGATCTGCGAATTGCTCCACCCGCACTTCAGGGTGAGCTCGGGCTGACGCTTGAACGCGTGGTCGTTGATCTCCGCGCCCTTCTCGACCGGGTGCTCGGTGATCTGCAGCTCATCGAGGTGCGTCTCCTCCAGTTCGACGCCGATCTGGATGGTGGCGATCCGCTTCGGCACCATGAAAATCATGTCGAAGATCACGAGATTGCCCCCTGAACATTCCGCACGATGTCGCCGTTGACGCGCGACTGAGACTCGGCAGCGGCGCGGGCAGCGGCGGCAGGATCGGAGACACCGTAGAGATGGATGTTGGTCTCCTGCTGCAGCGACACGGCCGCGGCACCGCGGCGCGCGGCCTCGGCGTCGGCTTGCGCCGGGCGCTCGTAGTATCGCGACACGATCGCGCCCGCCTGCTGCGCGTTTTGCGCGGCCCGCAGCAACTGGCCCGCGCGCTGCTCGGCGCCCTGCGTCAGCTCGTAGTGCACGAACTGCAGCTGCTCCATCAGCGAAGACTCGCGGATGTCCTTGCCCGACCATGCCTTGAAGTTGGCCTGGCGGTCCGGGTGCCACTGCGCGGCGCCGTATGCGCGGCCATTGTCACCGACCGCCTGCGGATTGAGGTTGCTCTCTCGCTGCAGATTGGCAACAAGGCCGGCTGCCGCATCATGCGACCAGCCCATACGCTGGAAGAACCCGACGGCGTCGACTGCAGTTCCGCCCGGGCGTTGCTGCTGCCCGGCCGCCGCGCGCCGCCGCGCCAGCTCCGCTTCCTCGCCCGAATTCAGGCTCCCGCTGTAGAGCGCCAGACCAGCGCCGCCGAGCAGCCGCCCGAGAAACGGGAACGCGCGCGCCAGCCAACCGCCGGACGCCGCAGCGCCCGCGCCAGCCGCCGCGCCACCAGCGCCGCCCGCGCCACCGGCAGCAGCGACGGCCGCCGTAGCCGTGCCCATCGCGCGCAGCGCCGCGACCATCTTCCAAAGGCCGCTGACGATCTTGAACCCGCCCAGCGCGCCGAACGCACCGACCAGCAGCAGGATCTTCGTGGACCAGCCGTCGGTGACCTTGTCCAGTTCGACGAACTGATCCGCAAGCCAGCGTAGCGGCGGGCCCAGCGTCTCGACAGCGACGAGGATGGCGCGCGCAATGTCCGCCAAGCGCTCGGCGATCTCGTCCGCATGTTCGTCAAACCAGCGCTGGAGCCGCTCGAGCAGCGGTCCAACCTTGCGCAGTAGCGCGCCCTCGACCTTGATGCCGAAGTTCTCGAACGTCGTACCGAGTTGGCGCAGCTGCACCATGAAGCGGTGCGAATCCTCGGCCGCCTTGTCCAGCCCGCTGTTCCGGGACATATCCCGGTACTGCTGCATGAACTTGGCGAAGTCGCCGCTGCGCATCGCGAGCAGCAGGTTCTCGTCGATGCCGAGGATGTTTCCGTACTGGCTTGCCAGCCACGTCGGCTTCTCGGCCAGTTCCTTGCCGATGTCGGCGAGGATATCCACCGTGTCGCGCAGCTCGCCATTGGCGTCGCGCGTGCGGACGCCCAGCGAGGACAGATAGCTCTCACCGGCCGGATTGTTGCGCAGGAACTTGGCCAGGCTCTCGACCGCTCCGAATGCGGTTTCGGTCGAGATGCCGAGGTTGCGCGCGGCGAAGTCGAAGGCCTTCAGGCTGGTGGCCGCGGCGCCGGTCCGCTGCGCGACGAAGTAGATTCGCTCGAGCTTCGACGCGAACGCCGCGACACTGGCGCTAACCGCCAGCGCTGACGCACCGATGGTCGTCACCAGCTGTTTGACGCCCTTCGTGGCGCGCTCGACGCCCTCGTTGAAGTTCTTCAAGCCCTTCTCATCGACCTTGAAGCCCAGAGCGACGAGGAACTCGCGGATGATGTCTTTATTGGCCATTCTTCGGATCTAGCGCGCGGCGTGCTGCCGCCTGGTTGTCGGCCCGGACGGCCAGCGCGTCATTCATCAGCGCGATGTCTTCCAGCCCGAGGGTGCCGTCGAGCAGCGACTCGTACTTGCACATCCCCTCGAGCACCGGCGCCAGCAGCCAGTCCTCGCCGCCGGGCAATTGCCTTAGCCAGCTGGTGTCTCTGGCTCCGGGCTGCTCGGCAGGCTGGTAAGCAACCCTTGAATAAAAGGGCCGAGATTCGCCACGACCACCTGCACCACGAGCGGCAGGATGACGCCCATGTCCATGTCCGCGAACATGTACTGCTTGCTTTCGACCGTGACCACGCGCGCCCAGCCGGTCTCCTGCCAGCGCTGCACCGCCGTCAGGCAGTTGTCGACCACGTAGTCGGCGTCGGCGTCCGTCATGCCGGCCAGCGCGTCGGCAAAGGGCTGGAGCGCCTCGCTGAAGCCGTCGGCATCGCCGCCGAGCAGATCGAGCGCGCGATCCACGCCGGACTTGCCATCCGCTGCAGCTTGCGCGCGCAGGTTCGCCCCCAGCTTCAGGAAGGCTGGGATCATCGGCGGGATGACAGGCGCGATACGGCGCGAGACATGCAACTGCTGCTTCGCGCTCAGCCGGCCGATGGAGTAACGGATGCCTCGAATTTCGATCTCGCGGCTCATCAGTACGTCCCCAGCATTTCGTCGATGCGCACGGCGTCGAACACCCACTCGACCGTGCCGCCGTCCTGTGCGTACGTCAGGTCCGGCACCTTTTTGAACGCGCACTGCACGGCAGTCACGATGTCGCCGGCAACGGACTGATTGACGACGATCACGTTTTTGCCCCACAGCCGGCTGTCGAGCTTCTGCGCGTTGTAGAGCGCCATCAGCGTGCGATTGACGGGCGCCGTCTTGAGATAGCGGACCGTGATCTGGCCGGAGTTGTCGGCGTGCAGGCTGTGCATGCCCTCGCCGTCCGCACCGACGGTCATAGCGTTCTTGTCGTTCGCCATGGCGACCGTGATGCCCTCTTGCGCTACGGCCTCACCGTACCCCAGCGGGAAAGAGCCGCCCGGGCCCGTGATAGATGCCTGGACGTCAGTGAAAGAATAGGTACCCGACATGGTTTCCCCTATCAGCGGTTCACGTTGACGAGGATGTCAACGGTGTGGATTGCGCCGGCTTCCTTTGCGGCGATCTGGAACGGCACCGACTTGCGCGCTTCGCGGTCGGCTTGCGACTGCAGCGCGATCGGCGGCACGTAGACGTAGTAACCACTAGCGAGCGTGTCGCCCTGCTTCAGCGCGCCGAAACCGCCGGAGTTCCAGACGCCCGGCGCGAGGTAACCGTTGGTCACGGCCTGCTCGCAAACCGCAGCGATGGCTGTTGCGAGCAGCGCGTTACCAGCATCGGTCTGCGGGATCTTCGTCGGGCTTTGATACAGCTCGTTATAGACACGGGTCTGGATCGCGTTCTGGAACCAGATCGAGTTGTAGACCGAGTCGATGAAGATGCCGCTCGGCGTGACGCCGTACTGCACGATGGCCGTGTCGTTGTCGTACTCGACGAACACGTTGCCACGCTTGTCCTGCAGCACGTTCGCCTGCGTGCTCGACAGTGTCTCGGGCACGATGCCCGGCTCCTGCTTCCACATCAGGGTGATGGTGCTGTTGTTCGCGTTGAAATCCGTGGTCAGCAGGCGGCCGAACAGCGACGCCGCGGCATACGGGCTCGTGCTCGAGTACTGGGCGAACGAGTACTTGTAGGCTTTCGCCTTGAAGCGCGACAGCAGATCCGTCGTCGCCGTGCCATCCAGCGCCTGCGGTTCCTGCGTCGTCGCGCCGTAGAGATGCCGCTGTTCGGCCTCGATCAGGTCGGCCACGGCCACATGCTGGTCGTTCGTCAGGCTCGTGTCGGCAAACTGGATGCCGAGGAACTTGTTGGCGAATCGGTCGAGGAAGAGCGCCACACAGGTATCCGGGGCTTCGGCCACGATGCCATCCACTGGCGCGGACGCGAGCGCGGCGGTCATGCCGAGCATCGACGAGATATCGGTACCCGAGCCGGTCGGCGTCGCATAGCTGATCTTCGACGAGCTGCCGCTGGTGGGCGACGTGATCACGAACTGCGTGCCGTTCCAGACGCAGGTCGCGCCCGCCAAAGCGGTTTGGATGATCGTCGCTACGCCATTCAAGTTCGTCACACCGGAGAAATCCAGCGCGGACAGCGTCTTCACCGTCGCATCGACGGTAACCTTGAACGAGCCGGCGGTGACCGCCTTCCACGTATTGATGTCCTTCTGCGCCGTGGAGAGCGCCGCGCCGCGAAGCAGGCCCGAGGTCGCCGCCTTCGCCCACCGACCGATCTTGAGTTCGGACGGCTGCGGCGTCTGCTGGAAGTACAGCAGCGCGGCCAGGTACTCCGGAGCCGTGGTGCCGAATTCGGACGACACTTCCGTGATGGAACCATACGACCGCATGCGCTCGTTGGTGTCGATCACCGGCGACGCCCCGAGCAGCAGCTCCGTGTTCAGATTTGCGCCCTGTGCCGCGAGCGGCGACATATTGATGGTGACGTCGATCAGCCGCGAAACCGGCAGTCCGTTGGACATGTTGAACCCCTACTGGTCAATGTTGGTCGTGCCGGCTACCGGCGGCACTGAATCGGTGGTGTGCTGTACCTCGGCGGACAGCAGGTTGAGGACCGGGTAGGTCCGGGTGATCTTGCGTCGCAGGCTGAGCGTCAGGTCGTACCGCCGCACCCATTGCTGGTTGACGAACTCCGGCGCCGGGCGGACCTGGCTGGCGCTGACGAACTTCACGTCGTGCAGTCCCAGCTGCTCACTGTTCTGTGGAATGGCCATGCCATCAGCGAGGCGCTGCGCATAGCCGCTCGCGCTGGGCCCATAGAACGAGCACAGCAGTTCGATGTCCTGATGCCGGATGTACGTGTCGCTGCCGTCGCCGGCCGGGTCATGCTGGATGGCCGGGCCGGCGTCTGGCGTCTGGACGGTGATGCCGATCGCGCACCAGTTCGTGCCCGGCTCGGGCTGCTGCGGCACCGTCGGCTGCCAGCGCGGCCGCACCATTGCCCCGTCCAGTCCAGTGACGCCGGCGACCGTCTCCTGCAGCAGGTCATCGAGCGCGTCGTCCTCGATCGGCGGCGTTGCGACGGCTGGTGCAAGCGGTCCGCCGGTTGCGCTCGTGTTGGCCATGCTCTATCCCGAGAGTGGTTTCAGGTCACAGGTGGCCGCGACGAAGCCGCGCCCGAAGTGGCTGTAATCGTTGACTGCTGCGACGGTGTATGTCCGGCCCTGCCAGATCACCTCATCCGCGTCCGCGCCGTCGCCCCCGTCGCGCAGGCGGAACGGCGTGTGCAGGGTGATCGAGCCCGTGATGCGGCTGCCGTCCGATCCGCGCGTCAGCACGTCGCCTGAGTCGCTGGTCACCACCGCCGCGAAAGGCGTGTCGGCCGGCGTGTTCGTCGCACGACCGCGATCGCTGATCGTCTGCGTCATGCGCCGGCACAGCAGGCCGGTGTCCATGAAGTCGGGGTCGAGCAGAATGTCCGTGACATCGAGGAATGCCATGGGCTACCCCTTCTTCTTGCTGCGGATGACGTACGTGATGCTGTTGCGCAACTGGCCGCTGTCGATCAGGGGCACAGTGCCGGTGCGGCCGCGACGGCGGCGCGCGGCCAGCGTCGAAGCTTTCAGTTGCGGCGCGATGCCGCTGTTGATCTTGGCGCGCACGCTGTTCTGCGCGGCGAGCCCGGCTGATGCCATACGCTTTTCCGCGCGCGGCAGGTCGCCATCGAGCGCCGCCTCCACCGCCCTCTGCAACTGCGGGACGGTCTTCTCTTCGGCCGACGCAACGCCAGGCACGAGGAACGGCCGCGCCGGCAGATTATTCGCGGGCGAGCCGGTCTCTTGGATGTAGCCGATGGTGGCATTGCTGAGCGGCTCGTCGTCCTTGCGCTCCGGTGCGCTGTCGGGGATTCCGACCAGCACCTGCTTATCGACGAGCCCACTGATCGACTCGAGTACCTCCTTCAGCCGATCGGTCTTGATGAAGCCCATGGGATGCTCACCTATGGGCCGTGCGCGGCTATAGCTGGATGCCGCCTGCGCCCATCATGCGTGCCAGCGTGGCATAGCGCACGCCGTATGACGTGAGGTTCCAGAACCCCGCGTCGTCGATGGTGGCCGCGCCGGTGTCATAACCGGCGCTGACCTTGTCTACCGCCTTGGACGAGAGCGGGCCCGTCATCTGGCCCGGCACACCTCCCACGAGAGCCGCCTGCTGATCGCGGCGACTGAGCACCAGATGATGCGCAGCGACCAGCTCGATGCCGAGGTCGGTCAGTTCGCCCCACCGACATTCGTTGACCAGGTGCGAGCCGACCGTCAGCCACAGGGTGATCTGAGCGTCCGGATAGGCCGTCGGGTCAACGAACTCTGGGAAGTCGTCGCGGAATTGTGCTGGTGTCATGGTCGGGGTCAGGGAGATGCCCACGAAGGGCATCTTACCCCGCTCTCTACTTCTTGCCGGCCGCCTGCTGCTTGGCAGCTGCCTCCGCCGCTTTCTCGCGCTCGGCGATCGCCGCCTCGCGCTCGTCAGCCGCCTTGGTCCGCGTAGCCAACGCTTGCTCGCGCTCCGCGAGTTCGCTGGCATGGTCGCTCACGGTTTGTTGCAAGCCGGCGAGCGCCTTCCCCTCGGCATCGAGAGCCTTCCGGCGCTCGTCCAGCGCCTTGGCTTTGGCCTCCAGCTCGGCGAGCAACTCGTCGGCCGCGGCCTGAGCGTCCGGGTCCAACGGAGGTTCCTCGCCGATATGCGCCTTGACGTACCAGTGATCGTGAAGCCCCTTCGGCACGTTGTGGTTACCCACGGGGAAGTCCCGCGTGACGAGGTTACCCTCTTCATCGCGGTGCTTCAGCTTGAACGCCTTTGCAACGTAGATCGTTGGCATCTTTCCCCCTTACATGCCGTCGCGGTAACCGATGGTCTCGGGATAGACCACCTCGACCACGCCCAGGCGACCGAAGTAGGTCGTGATCTGGTTGATGCCGCGATACTCCAGCGGCGTGCGCTGCAGCGGAACCATGGGGAACCGCACGCGGTTCTTATCCTTGGTGTACGCCACCATGCGGTTCGAGCCCGCCGCGCCACGGCCGGTCAGCCACTTCGACGGGAAGATCTCCAGCGGTCGGCCGTTCAGCCCGTTGGCGATGCTGTTGTCGCGGAGATAGTTGAGCACGCTGATATTGCCCGCGTCGCTCACTTTGCGCTGCACCAGACGCGACCAGTTCGTGGGGTCCAGCAGCACGCGCGACGGGCACACGGCGTAGCCGGCGGCGCTCCACGCACTGTCCAGCAACTCATTGACGTCGTCCAGCATCTGGTCGGGGGTTGCCGTCGCCCAGTTGCCCGTGTCGGCGTTCGAAACGTTGGTCACGGCAGCACTGTTCACGAGACCGGTCACGCCGAGCACCGAATCGCCGATGTACACCTGCTCGTCGGTGTCCATGTTGTGCTTCAGCTGCATCGCCTCGAACTTCTGCTGATCGACAGGGCGTCCGAGCTGCTGAGCGGCCATCAGTTCCGGCAGCGTCCAGCCAAGTTCGATACCCCAGAGCGTCAGCGGGTTCGGCGTCTTACCGATGTCCACGGCGACGCCCTGAACCGCCGTGGTTTCCTTGCTGATCCAGTTCTTGCCGGTCGGCGAGGGACCGCCAGCCGCGGCGAACGAGGAGTTTGTGAACGACGAGACGTCGTCCGCAATCGACACGTCCTCGCGAAGGTCAATATCGCGCGACCAGGTGACCGAAGCCAGCGGCATGTGCAGCGTCTGGTCGAGACGCTCCAGCTCGCCGACGAGGAACACGCCCGTGCTGTCAATCGTGCGGGCGTCGAAGGTCATCATCGCGTCGCGCGTGCGAGCGCGGATGACGGCAGGAGCCGACATCGCAATGCCGGCGGCAGTCGCCAGCAGCAGTTTGGAGTGCTTGCTCATTCTGTATGACCCCTTAGATGTTGTACTCGATCTCGACGTTGCCGTTGGCATCCGCCGGTCCCGCGAAGATGGCGCCGGTGATGGCGATCGTGTTGGTGCTGTCGGCGGCCGCCTCGATGCCCCCGATGGGCTTACCAGCAGCAGCCGCGGCGACGCGCACATACACCTGGCTGTTCAGCGCCGGGTTGCCGGCATTGTTTTTGACGGTCATGTAGCCGCGGCGCATCACGTCTCCGATGCCGCCCACCTGCGGGGTGCTAGTGCCGAGCGGATCGGACGCAGCGCCACCGGTCGTCGGGTAGGGGCGCACCAGCAGGCCGTAGACCGCCGACGCGGTGTCACCGGCACCGACTGGGACGAACTTGCCGCTGACGATCTTGCCGAACAGGCCGTAGCCCGCGAACGGCGTTGCCGAGTTGAGCGGGACAGCTTCGACGGTAGACGCCGAGCGACGCGAGATATCCCCGGGAATGCCCGAGGCCATGCGATACAGGATTGCGTTGCCCATGTGGGACTCCCTTGGTTATTGGCCAGTCTGCTTAGCCCAGAATTCCGCGTTGCGCTTGTTCATTTCGGCGATGCTGCCTTGCTTGCCGAAATCCTTCGTCTTGACGACGCCGTCATGGGCGCGGCCATTGTTCTGCGCCTTCATCAGCTCACTGGCGCCCATGAACGTCGCATGCACGATCCCCGCCGGCAGCTTCTCGAAGTCCGCCCGCAGGCCGCCAAGGAAGGGAGCGATGGCCGCTTTGCCCGCCTCGGTTGCATAGGCGACGTCGAGCGCCTTGCGCTGGCACTTGCACAGCGCGGCCGCACGGTCCTTCGTGGACGTGGCGGCGTCGAAGGTGGGCAGCTTGATGCCCGGAGCGAGGATCTCGGCGCGCGACGGAATGCTGGCCGCGGAGTCGCCGGTGTACAGATCGGCCTCCGATTGGTTCAGCGTCGGGGCGGTCACGGCTTCGGTGAGGTCGCCTTGATCGCCCGTCTTGTCCTTCTTCGTGTCGTCGTCCTCGTCCTCGTCTTCGGTCTCGTCACGATCCGCGTCACGCGCCTCGATCTTGGAAAGGCGGCGATCCATGGACTTGATGGTCTTGACGAGGGCATTCAGCGCGTCAGCGGTCTTGCTATCGCCCTTGTCATCGTCGTCATCGTCGCCGTCGTCGGCGTCGTCCGTCTTCTTCTGCTCGTCGATCTCGGATTCCGCGTCTCGCACGAGGGCGCGAAGCTTGTCCAGAAAGGAGGTGCTTTTCTTTGCCATTTGAGCTTCCTTATCGCCGATGGCGCAGCGCGGACCGCAACGGCCTCGCTCTTCCAAGGCTACGTGGTTGATAACAATGTTCCGCTGAACCCCGCGGCCAGGTGAAATCTGTTCGTAGTCCGCCTCATAGCCAAGGCTGACTTCCTCGATGCCTTCTTCCTGCACCGCGCGGATGGCGTCCGGATGCTTGATCAGCAGGTCGGCGACAAGCAGGTCATCGGCGATACCGGTGCCCCGCCGGGGGTTGAGCATCACGCCGCGCGTGAGTGCGGCGTAGTTCGTCGGCTGCACGAAGTCGTCCGGGTGATGGAGCGTGACGTCCTTACCCATGCAGCTCGCCATCGTTGCGTCGCGGAACACCTCTTCCGGCGTGCGACTGATGCGGATTAGCCCGTCCGGCCCGGGATCTACCGGCACCTCGCCGGGGGCGTACAGCATCTCACCCGTGCGCGCGACGGGCACCTCTTCGCAGAGCAGAAAGCCCTCGGGGGTCAGCGAGCGCTTCGCGCCAAGCTTTTGAACGGTGTAGAAGCGCATGTCAGCGGTCCAGCAGAATCTCGCAGGCGGCCATGACGAGACCAACTGCAACGGTAGAGAGCACGTACAGCGCCAGGAGGACGAGAAGATTCGAGGTCATCGCCAGTTCTCAAAGTTCGTGAGAAGTCGTGAGAATCAATCCTCGGGAATCACGGGTTCGGGATAGCACCGGCAGTTCGGAAACTGGCCGGCGTGACCCGTCATCTTGTCCAGCGTCGGCGGGCTATCCCAGCGCACGTACTTGCCATTCATATCGCGGTGGGACTCGCGGACATCGCTGTCGCCGGACGTGCGCCAGATGTACCCCTCGGAGCCGACGTGCTCAGCGCGCGTCTGCGTCAGGGTGGACGCTGTTCGAGCGACCTCGGTGCGGGCGATCAGATCGGCGCGACTCTCGGCCACGGCGCCCGAGCGCTGAATCTCTTTCGAGATGACCGACGCCCGCGTACTGTTCTCGACGCCTTCCAGCGTCAGCCGATGCACGCGCTGCGCGGCGTCGAGCGGGATCGACTTGATCAGCGTCACCTGCTCGGCCAGCAGCGCTCGCATCGCGGCACCGGTGGGCGCCGTCCGGATCTCCGTGCGCAGCGCGCGCGACAGTTCGCGGGTGTACTCGGCCCACGCTGCCTCGTCGCGCCGGTTCACCTCGCGAAGCATCGTCTGCGCGGTCGCCGTGGCCCATGGCGTCAGAGCCTCGGCGTAGGCGCGCAGCACCTGCTCAATCGTCGGCAGCGCGGCGGGATCGCCAGGCGGAAAGCCATTGACCAACCCGCCCACCTGCCGCGCGACCTGCCGAAGCTGCGTCCGGTACAGCCGCTCGGCGCCGCGGGTCTTGACCGGGTTCTGGCGGCGCTTCTTCCGGTCGATCGTCAGGGTCAAGGCTCAACTCCGGGGCGGGCGGCGGTTCGTTCTCCGCTTCCGTGATCTGCTCGTCGGTGATGCTGGTGAAGAGGCCGGTGCTGTGGCTGGACTGCCGCAGTTCCTTCATCGCGGTCGGCCGGTCGATAACGTCGGCGTCGAGCGCTCCCGTGACAGCCTCGACGGTCGTTTTCGCGTTCTGTGCCTTCTCGGTGTCCGAGAGCTGCCACAGCGATTTGAAGCCGTAGGCGAAGCCCTCTGGCGGAGGCTTTCCCAACTCGGAACGGATCACGACGCCATACAGCCGCGTTACGGGCGAGCGCAGCTTCCGTTCCTGCTGCTGCGCGATGCCGTCGTAGTAGTTGCGCCAATCTGACTCGCCACTGCTGTTCAGGCCCGCCGGCGACTGGCCGAAGAGGCGGACCAGCGGAATCTGCGTGGCACCAGATAGCTGCTGACCAAACTGCAACAGCACGTTGTCGAGCCCAGAGAACTGGTACGTGTCGGTTTGCATGTCGTCGGCCGCGTCCACGAGGGTCATCCCCTCGTTTGACTGAAAACGCCGGATCATGTCGACGTTCTTGATCAGTGCCTCGAGCGCTGGACCTCCCATCGCGATGATCTCGCGCAACTTGTCGATCTTCAGCGTACGTAGGTGGGCTTTGTAGACGAGTTGCGCCGCGCCGATCGTGGTGCTGTCGAACGCCACCAGCCGGTCGATCAGCCGCTCGATGACCGACTGGCCCCACAGGTTCTCGCTGATCTTCTGCCAGTACGGCAGGTCGACACCGTCGATGCGCAGCACGCGGCTGTAGTGGATGCGCTGGCGACGCAGCGCCATGCTATCGGCTACCACGTCGTAGTACCGCGGCATGCCGATGTCCGGTCCCATCTCGGTGACCAGGTCTTCGAGCGTTGGCTGCACCAGCCAGCGGTCCAGCACGTACAGCCCCTTGAATTGGTCCTTGCCGATGCTGTCGAGCCGAAGTGGCGTGGCCGGGTCTTGCCCATCGATCAGCATCACCGCCAAGGCGCCACCGTAGAGCCGCCCCCACTTGATGGTGTCGTTGACGCGGTCCCACAGCGCCATGCGCTCGAAGGCCGCATTCAGCTTGTTCTGGTCGGCAGGATCGAGATCGGCATCGATATCAGTGCCGGCACGCGTCATGTCGTCGGCGACGCAATCCACCACAGCGCCGACCACCCAGGACGAGCGGTACATTGCCTCGAGCTGCACGCGATTGCGCGAGACGAAGTCGAAGCCGTAGCTGAAGTGCGACGCCTGGTTGTTTGTGCCAAGGCCCAGACGCGCCTCGAAGTTCTGGAAGCTGTCGCCGGTCATCCAGCGCTTGGCACTGGCGGACGCAGCTACCTCGGCGCGGTGCGCACGGATTTGCGCTTTGCGTTGGGTACGGTTCATTGCTGTCCGAGTTTGGTCCAGATATCCAGCGATCGGCCGCCGGCCAGCATGTCATTGATCGCATCCACCATCGGATCGATCTGGTCATCGTGTGCGTGCGTGTCGTCAGGCGTGAAGGCGTCGCATTCATGCGTGAAGTCGCTCACCCACTCCGCGCCCTCAGGGATGTACACCAAGCCGCCATCGATGTAGCTGACCACGTCCATGACGCGCGTGAGCTTGTCACGGTCGCGCTCAATGCCCTCGACGGGGATGCTGCCCGACGCCTGAATGTCCTGAATAAGACCGGTACCGCTGGCCTTGTCCTCGATCATCATGCGCACCAGCGGCGCGCCGAAGTGGAATTCGTACGGCAGGTGCTTGTTCCAGAAATCGATGGCCTTCTGCCGAAGCTCGGGCGCCGGCCACTTCCCGCGGATCTGGTCCAGCAGGTAGATCCGGCCGTTCTTCCCGTGCCCCCAGCACTGCAGCACGCTGTAATCGTTCCGCTCGGCGGTCTTCTGCGCCGTGTCGGCATAGATGACGCGCTTGTGCAGCTCGGGCGCCACCGTGTACCGCCCGAAGTTGGCGCTGCGGATGATGCCGCCACCCAGCGGGCTGGGGCGCTGCATGTACTGCCCGCTGAACACGTACCGGTCAGCCTTCTCGCTGGCTAGCAGGTCGTCGAGCGGTTCCTTGTAGGGCCAGTAGCTGAACCGGCCGTCATCGTCCTTCTCGCCCAGCTCCACCATCGCGCGGACGCGCTCGGGCAGGGCCTCGACGTAGGCGTCGGTGATCAGCGCCGGGATCTCGATGAATTCCCATTCGCCCGGCACCTTGCCGGCCTTGATGAAGCCCGTGGGGTCTTCCTCCGCCAGGCGCTGCATGATCACGATGATCGGCGTGTCCGGGTTGGCCTTTCGGCTCTTCACCGTGGACAGCAGCTTGCGGTTCGCCTTGTCGCGGTTCGGCTTGCTGTACGCGTCTTCGACCTTCAAGGGGTCGTCGATGATGATGGCACCCTGCCACCCATCGGTCATGTGGCCGGCGCGGAAGCCGGTGATCTGGCCACCCAGCGACACCGCATACACGCCGCCGGCCTTCTTGCCGTCAGCGATGACGTTCCAGCGCTTCTTCGACTTCGCGTCCGCCGCGATGGATAGCGGCCACAGCGCCTGGAACTCGTCCGACTGGACGATCTCGCGCGCCGTCTCGCTGTTCAGCAGCGCCAGGTCATCCGAATACGAGATGTGCAGGAACCGCGCACGCGGGTTCACCGCCAGTCCCCGGGCGATCAGGTTAATCGCCACCAGCTCGGTTTTCGACGAGCCGGGCGGGACGTTGATGACGACGTTCTTCAGCTCGCCATCGATGACACGCTGCACTGTGTCCGCGATCAGCACGTGGTGCCAGTTGACGCGGAACTTGATGCCTTGCCGATGCTTGAAGAAGTAACGGCTGAAGAAGAGATGGTCGCGCTCGCACTTCGCCTTCAGGACGGCCCGCTCGATGGCAGGATCAATACTCGTCCTCGAGCTTGGCGACGGCGGCTGCGACCTGTTTTTCATCGACGACGGTGGTTCGTTGCTCGACCGGCCCGCCGTCCTTGCCTGTCAGCTCAATCCCTTGGGCCGGCTCCTTCCATCCCGCCCGCACCTTCATCCAGAAGATGGCGGCAGCCACGGCGCCCTTGCCGCTGCCGGTCGCGTGCTTGAACAGCGACTGCGCCACCAGGGCGTTCGTCTTGCCGACCGCGCTGTCCAGCTCGGCGCGGAAATGCACGCGCAGCGTCTTGGCCGTCAACGGCTTGCCGGTCTGCGGGTTGATCACCTGGGTGGCGATGTACTCATGCGGCGCACCGAAGCCGGCGAGCGAGGTGACCACGCGGCGGTCTTCGTCGGTCGGCTGGAATGGTTTGCGTCCGGCCATCGTGAAACTCTCAATCCTCGGCTTCCGGGAACAGGTCGTCGGAAACGTCCACATCGCCGCAGGCGGCCACCGCCCGCTTCCAGTCGCCCTTCACGAACACCAGCACGTTCTGGTGCGTCTTCCCCAGCTTCCGGCTGGCCGCGAACTGCTTGCCGGCCCGGATGGGCAGGCTGCCGAAGGCGGTCAGCAGGATAGCCTCGTTGTACAGCTGCGCGCCGGTGTCGAGGAATGCCTCGATGGTGTCTGCCACAAAGTTCCGGTACACGCCGGTGCCGCGCTTCTCGCGCACGTCGCCGACCACGAAGCAGGCAAAGCGGTCGTGCTTGAGCTGCCCCACAGCGCCCGCGATCACCTCCCGGTAGGCCGTCAGGAAGGCCGGATAGTCCATCGTGGACAGGTCCGCCGGATCGTCCGAGTACCGCTCAAGGTCCGCGTACGGCGGGCACGAGAACAGGAAATCGGCCTCGACATCATGCAGGCGCCGCGCGATGTGCCGGCTGTCGCCCACGTGCCACGCCGGCGCCGGGTCTTCGGTCTGCACCAGGTGCAGCTGGCCACGGTTGGCCTCGACCTGCTCGGCACGCAACTCCATGCCCACGTACGGGCGCCCGAGGCGCGCCGCAACTATGCCGCGCACGCTGCCACCGGCAAACGGGTCCAGCACCAGGCCGCCTGGCGGGCAGAACCACCGGTAGGCCAACTCGCACAGCACGGGGTCGAAGATGCTGGTGCGGTGCTGTGGCGCGGCGCCCTGCTCGGCCTTCTGGTGGTCGGACGCCCAGGCATACGCTGGCGCGTCGCGGCCAAGCTCGGACTGGATGCCCAGCGCCAGCCAAGCCTTCTTGCGGTCTTGCCACGCCGCGTCGCGCGCGTTGAGCGTGCTGAACGGCGGGACCAAAAAACGCTCGGCCAGCGACTGGCTACCACCGGCGCCGGGATCGGGCTGCGGCGGGTCCAGCAGTTGGGCCAGCTCGCCGGCGTCGAAGCCGGTCAGCGACAGGTCAAAGTCCGCGTCGCGCAGGTCCAGCAGCTCGCCGGCCAGCAAAGTCAACGTCCCAGCCGGCGTTCTCGGCCAGCTTGTTGTCCGCCAGGATGTAGGCGCGCCGCTCGTCCGCGGACAAGTTCGACAGGTCGACCGTCGGCACCTCTCCCGGCACCGGGCAGTTGGCGATGGTCTCGCCTGCGGTCCACAGCTGCGTTGCCGCTTCCAGCCGGCCGTGGCCCGCCAGCAGCTCGTCCCCCGCGGTTAGCGCCGGGTTGGTCCAGCCGAACTGACGCAGCGACGCCTTGATCTGCTCGATCTGGGCGGCGCTGTGCGTCCGCGCATTCCGCTCGTACCGTACCAGGTCGCTCGCCGCGCGGTAGCGGATGGCGAGTTGATCGGCATTTTTCATAGGCGGTAGAAATGCGGGGACGGAAAGAAAAACGCCCGGAACGGGTGACCGGGCAAACCACCACAGTTGAGTGGGTGGAGGAGACAATCGAAACTTGATTTTTGAGGCTTCGGCACCATATCTAGTGCCCAAAGTCATAAGGAGAACTGCCGTGGAAAGAAAACGTCTGTTTGTGGGTGGGCAGCTGCATGGTACGGAGCTGCCGGTTGGCCACACGCGAGTCACCGTCCTTCAGCACCGCTTACCTGAAGATTTTCCGACTGATCCGCTTCGTATCGAAGAGTATCGGACGCTCAGACTGACTCGCGACACTCCCGAAGGAAAAGAGACCAAGCGATTCCGAGTGCTGCGCGGCATCAAGCGATCCAAAGCCTTGCGGATGACATTACGAGAGCGCGACCGCTTCTGGGCTGCAGCCTAAAAACGCAAAAGCCCGCTTGCGCGGGCTCTGGACGTAATTCGCAGGTGTATCGAATGAGGGGCATTTTTGTGCACGAAATGCACAATGTCAAGAAAATCTCGTAAAACACCTACGCTTCGGCCTGCTCGGGGAGGGCAACCATCCCGGCCGCCATCAGTCGGCCGTCGATCGCCAGCCACGCCACCGACTCCACGCCGGGCGCCGCGGCGAGGCCCTTTTTCCGCTCCCCTTCGATCCACAGCTTCAGCTTTGCGTTCTGGGCGCTCACCGTGTTGCGGTGCGCGCCGCAGTCCTCGGCGATCTGCTGCAGGTCGACGCGGACGCCGAAGATCTTCTCCAGGATGGACCGCCGCACGCGGTAGTGCGAGAACGACCCGGACAGCTGCTGCATGGCGCGGTCGGTCAGCCAGACGATGGCCGCGTTCCATTCCGGATTGGGCTTACGCGCGGCGCAGCACGGCCGGCCGCAATCGCACGGGATGTCTCGCGGCGCCGTGCGCGCGGTAAGCACAGCCTGATGCAGCTCGGGCAGCATGCTCAATTCGTTGCGGATCATCCCAGCCTGCGCAGCGCCATCAACGCCGACGAGCCCCTTTCCCGAGCCGATGGCCGGCGTCATGGCCTTGTTCATGGCCGACGCCTGGTACTGCTGGCCCGAATAGTTGAACGCGAACACCAGCGCCGCGTGCGAGCTGTCAAAAAGGCGTTCTTCCATCATCGTTTCCCCGGTCACATTCATTCCTCACGCCGCCTGTAGCGGCAACTGTTCCACGCTGACCTGTACGCACGGCGACGTGCTGTAGCGCTTGCTGATTCGGTATTCCACTGCCTGTGCGTCGTCGATCCAAACAACGCCGTTCATACCGTCCTTCACGGCCTTGAGCACGTTGTCGGCATCCGGCTTCTTGGTAGCGGCCACGAGGCCGGCCGCGGCGTCGCGCTGGCGCTTCTTGGACCAGCTGGCCGGGATCTGCAGGTTGATGTCGAGCCAGAGCTCCACAGGCCCCGCCATCGGCGGCTGGCCGGCCATGGCTTGCTGCGCGGCCATCTTGACCAAGTTCTCAAAGACGACGGTCTTCTCGGGCGTGTGGTGCTTGATGATCGGGCGGCCGTTGACCAAAAGCGCTTTGCCGTTGCGCATGACGGCGCCGCTGCGCGCGCGGCCCTTGGCCACGGGCTGGCCAGGGACCGTGAACACCACCCGGCGCAGCGAGTGCGGGTTGTCGAAGAGCGATTTCGTCATGCCATCACCTGCCCTGGTGCCACACCATGGAAAAACCGGTACACAGTCTCGTGCTCGTTCGGGTTCATGCGTTCGGCCTTGCTGACTTCGCGCTCGATGAGGTGCTGATCACCGCTGGCGCGAATGACGCGGCGTCGGAACCAGATCGCATGCTCGTCCGGGTTTCGCTGGATGCCCAGCTCGTCGGCCTTGCTTTGGACGCCCTCAGGCGTGGCATCCCAGTCGGTCGCGATCAACGCGCCGCCGCGGCGCTCGGCCGAGGCCTCATCGATGAACGGCTCGAGGAAGCCCGGGTTCACCGGCGACAGGTCCTGATCGGAAGCCCTTCGCGCGCATGCGAGGGCATGAGCCCGGAGCAACGTCGGCACGTCGATGCAACGGTCTGCAATCCGGAGCAACGCCTCGCGCGCACGCGAGGACAGGGTGAGCGTCTTGCCACGGTCGGCTTCGAGTTGCACCAGCAGGTCGCCGATCGCGTCAGCGGAAAGCGGCGGCGGCGCGGAGTTATCCACAGGGCCTACACCGCGTGAAGTACCTACGCCGCCGTTAACGCTTTTAAATTCTCCCTGTCCCTCTCCCTCTCCCTGTCCCTCTCTTAGCCGTGACTGACCGCCCATGTCCTCGTGACTGTCACGGACCTGTCCGCGTGACAGGTCGTGACCGGCTGTGACTTGTCCATGCGTCACCTCTGCAGCAAGGCGTCGCAGTTCCACGGTTGTGGTGTTCCATGGCAAGGACTGTCCTGCGGCACGGAGTGTTTCGAACATCCGCGCACGCTCTTCGCGCTCACGGCGTTTTCTGTCGTTCTCATGCTCGGCCTTCTCGCGGCGCTCGACCTTTGCGGCCCAGCTCTCCAACGCTTTCTCGCACACAGTCGGGTTGTACAGCCTGCCGTCGCTGCACTTCACCCAGCCTCGCATGACCTCGTCGCGGACTTTCGACCACTTCGCCGGATCGCACATGGCCAGATCGGCCAGCACATCGTCATCGTCCTCGAGGGAACCGGCAGGTACGTCATGCCACGCAGCCGTCCAGAGGTTGATCTGATAGAACGCCAGCGCTGGATTGCGCTTCGCCTTCAGCCAAGACTTCGACCGTCGCAGCCGATTGATCTCCAGCGGCATGAATGGAAAATCCCGTAGATCGCAGTCCGGAGGAGTAAGGGGTGGTTGCACTGCATCCATCACGCCACCTCCAATCCCTTCCGGGCCAGCGTGCGCAGCGCCTGGTATTCGTCGCGCGGCAAGCAGACCATGCTGTCGTCGCCGGGCGCGACCACGTCCAGCTCGAGCACGTCGAAGAGCGCGCAGAACTCGGAGAAGCTCAGACGGTGGCCGCTGTTATTCAGGAAACGCGAGAAGTTCGTCGCATCGACACCGATGCGCTCGGCCACCTTCTTCTGCGTGAGGGGAGCAACGCGATTCAAGACCATCGATTCCAAACTAGGCATGCGATGCTCCCAGGTGCTCGATCGATTCCATAGGATTGACCCCAACGAAACAACAAAGCCGGGCGCCACGGCGACCGGCCATAAAGAAATGGGAAACGGGTGCTACCACCTGATGCCGAGCGGCACGGCGTCGAGATCCGCGCGGGGCAAGGCCCGAGCACGGAACAACAGAAAGCGACTGCGCGTGACGCAGCATGGTCATACCCCCGGTCGGACCGCCATGGGCCCGTTTAATAGAGCGCGGACACACCGCGCTGCGGTTACTCGGCTTTGGCCTTGTCGGCCCCTTGCCCAGCGAAGAAGAACGCCAGCAGATCCTCGCGTGTGAACGTCGCGCCGAAATCGACGCAGGCCTTCCACAGGGCGTCCATGCTCGCTCGGCGGGGAATCTTCCGCGCATAGACAAGATGCGTCTCGATGTAGACGGTGGTCGTGTTCGCCGCGACAGCGAACGCTTCACGTCGCTCGACCGGAAGAGATCGATAGAACGACTTGAAGTCTTGGGCGCAAGGAGTCGAGTTCATTCGGCGATTCTATGACCTTTTTGGTCATAGCTCAAGCTCAGCTGTTACCAAAACAGCTTATTTACCTTTCTGGTCAATCAGGGTTCAATCACGCGCATGAAGTCAGTCAAGGAAATTCGCCGCGAAAAGCTGGCAACTGCGATCCAGGAAAAGTGCGAGGGCAACCAGTCCCGCGCTGCGGAGGCGCTCGGCTATTCGACGGCATCCCTTGTGAACCGCTATCTGAGCGGCGGGAAGGACATCGGCGACAAGACAGCAAGAAAGATCGAGGAGACCTTCGGGTACCCGACCTACTGGATGGACTCTGACGCTGCCCCTTCGGCCCCACCCGTGCCCGTCTCAGTGCGGCCAGCCAGTACCGCGGCCACACTAGGGACACTGGAAAAGTGGCAGATCGAGGATGCGACCCGCCTGAAAGAGCTGTTCGATTCGAAGGCCCACTTCTCCCAGGAGGAATTTGGCCGCCGATTTGAAGTCGGCCCTCAAGGGATCGTCTGGCAATACCTGAATGCCCGGCGCGCGCTGAACATCAAGGCAGCCGGCGCCTTTGCCAAGGGGCTGGGCGTCGCGGTAGATTCGTTCAGCCCACGTTTGGCCGATGAAATCCGCTTGGCGGCAAGCCATATCGCTGATGCCGTTCCTACCGTGCCTAAAGGCGCTGAATTAGGCGCCCGGCCGGCTGACCGCCTTGCCCTGGTGATGGGTGAGCAGCGCCTAGACGTGCAGGAGCTCGCGCAGCTCCTGGCCGTAGAGCCGCCAGTGGTCCGGGCGTGGCTTGAACCGGACGCGCCGAAGATCGGCCTTCACCATGCTGTGAAACTGCAGGAAGCATATGGCTACAGCCCGAAATGGCTGATCAACGGCCAAGGCGAACCAAAGCTGGCCGGATCGATCGAGCCTGAGCTAGACGAGCCCAGTCTAGCGTTCGACGTCTTCCCCATCCCCCAGAATTCGTTTCGCAAGATTCCAGTGAGAGGCATGGCGCAGTTGGGCGACAACGGACATTTTGTAGACGTCGAGTACCCCGTGGGTCATGGCGACGGTTACGTCTTCTTCCCTACCAAGGATCCGGACGCCTACGCGCTACGGTGCAACGGCGAGTCGATGCGACCTCGTGTCAAACACAACGAGTTCGTGGTGGTCGAGCCCAATACTCAGATCCAGAACGGTGACGAGGTGTTGGTCAAATCGCAGGACGGTCGCGTCATGGTCAAGGAACTGGCCTACGTGCGCGACGGCATCGTCCATCTCTCGTCTGTGAACGAGCGCCACGGCATGGTTCGAATCCCCCTGGAACAGGTTGAGCGACTGCACTTCGTCGCCGGCATTGTGAAGCGGTCTGCGTGGCAACCCGACTAAAGCGAGTTGCCCAATCACAAATTTGTGCTAAAGTCCCCATCAAACCGTGCGATATAGCTTTCAAGAATGGGTAGATCCCCGCACCCAAAGAGGGGCGTTCTCTTATCGATACGACAACCTTGACGAGTCGGGCCAGGCTATATGTGACGGTCGCATGAACTACTTGCGCGATCAACCTCCAGCGATGTGGCGAGACCCGCACGCGAAAAAGCTAAGCTGGGAGTATGACGATGACTGCAAAGACATTTACGAAATTCGCTTCAAGGCCCGCAGCGTTCAACAGCGGCCAATGGGCTACTTTGGTCCCCAGCCAGGTCAATTCACCATCGTTATCTGGGTCACTCACAAAGGCGAACAATACGACCCCCGAAACTTCGCTCATGTCGCAAAGCAACGCTGGGCTGATGTTTGCGAAGGAAGAGCAGCCGTTGCAGCGATCGAGATCGACTAAACCCAGCAAGCGTCTTCAGAAATTCCGATCAAAGGCGTACAGATCGTCTTTTGCAGAAACTACGGCGGCAAACCACATTGCATTCCAAATCCGACATCTCCGTGAAGCGGCTGGCATGTCGCAGACTGAGTTAGCGAGGAAGCTTCGTACTCGGCAAAGTGCGGTCGCCCGATTGGAAGATCCCACGTATGGCAAACAATCCTTAGCAATCCTCCACCGGGTGGCGCGGATTTTCGACGTGGTTACATGGGTCGAGTTTACGTCCTACTCGGGCCTGCTCCGGCGCAGCGCGAATGTATCGCCTGCGGCGATCACGCCGCTTCCTTATGAGCAGGAGTTCGACGCGGAAGGTGAGCCAATGACCTCGGTGAATCTGCACTTCGACGGCAGCGTCATTTGTATGACCAACTACGTGACGCGCCCAAATCTGCTGATCCAGACGACACCCGAGTCAACAGTCCTGACGAACAACCTGAAGTTGATTTACTGACCATGACCAAGATCATCAAGACGACCGAGAACAACATTGAGGTTGAGTACCACATCGCTGAGGATACTCCTCGTCTCAATGGAGACGGTTTCGGACCGGCGCTGGTCGGTTTTCCGCTCAGCACGTTCAGCCTTTTTCAGCAACAACTGACCGCCGATCCCGCGAAGACTCAAGAGCGAAAAGTCGTGGCAACCGTGCAAGTCCCGACGACCGCAATTCTCGAACTGGCACAGAATATTGTGAGCTCCATGCAACAGAACAGCGCACTCGTGGAGCAGTCGCTGAAGAACATCAAAGACATCATCTCAAAGCAACCGCGGTAGATTAACCACCCCGCCTCCCAAAAGCCCGCCTCTAGCGGGCTTTTATTTTTCCTATCACTATTACCTCCTTGGTAAAAAAATTTAACCATCACTGTTACCTTTTTGGTTTGCGTAACTATTACCGATTAAGTAATATGTCTCCACGCCGCTGACGTTCACAGCGGTTCGCTGGAGACAGACGATGCCCAACGCCCTACCCACCGCCGCCGCATACCGGCACGCCCACGAAGCGCAGCAACGCGCCGCCGGTGGCCATGTGGTGACCACCCGCAGCCTGGTGCGCGAGACGGTGACCCGGATCCACAACCGCGACTACTTCGAGTTCCGCGGCGCAAACGAGGACTCGGTCTACGGAGCCGCGCTCGACCGCAAGAACTCGCTCGACATCTATCGCTCGCCGGCCATCGCCTATCGCTACCGGGAAAGCGACGAGTACGTGGTGATGGTTCGCTGCTTCGGTCTGGACTGAGGGGGGGCGCCATGGAAACCAAGTTCACACCGGGTCCGCTTCGCTACTACAAGGATCACAACGGCCGCTTTCACGTCTGCGCTGGCGGCACTGACGATCTTGCTTCGCTGTTCCATCCGGCTATCAACCCCGGAACGATGGAAGGCAATGCGCGCCTCTTCGCCGCTTCTCCCGATCTGCTGAGCGAACTGCAGGCCGCGCACCTCATCATCCGCAACGCCCTGAATTTGATGAGCCCGAGCGCCATGGAGAAGTGGGCCAAGTGGAACGAACGGGACGGTGTGATAGGCGAAGGCACAACGCGCGCCTTCGAACGCGAGGCGGCCATCACCGCAGCCTTGGGAGCGAAATCGTGAACCGCGACTTCTTCCTGATCGCGCTGCTGATTTGCATCGCACCACCGTTGGTTGCGCTTGCCGCAACCCTCGTCAGCTGGGTGTGGCAATGAAACGCCGGCCATCTACCCGCCGCGCCATCGCCGAGCTGCTGGTCCTTTGGATCGGCACCACGTGCGTCATGGCTGCGCTGTTCTTCGTCTACCACCTGGCCAGCGCCGCGCCGAGCGAGCCGTCCACCGCACCCCGGAGTTCCACATGAGCGCCGCACCGATCGTGCCAGGCAAGTCGTATCTCGTCCACGGCGCGGGCTTGTCCCTGACCGTGATCGCCACCAACCCTGTCGACGCCATCTGCGTGGCGCTGGACATCATCCTGGAGTCATTGCAATGAGCATCGTCGCCGTACGTGCCAGCTCTCTGGCTGAACTTTTCGACTGTCCGGCGCGCTGGGAAGCCAAGAACCTGCTGGGCATGCGCATGCCATCGAGTGGCGCCGCTCACCTTGGCACCGCAGTGCACGCCAGCACGGGCGCATTCGACCAGGCCGCACTTGACGGCGCGCCCATCACCGCCGACGACGCCGCCGGCGCGCTGGTGGACACGATCCACGACAAGAACGTCGACGTGGACTGGCAAGAAAGCGACCCGGCCGCGGCCGAACGCATCGGCTTGGCGCTGCATGCGCGCTACTGCGCCGAAATCGCGCCGCGCCAACACTACATCGGCGTCGAGATCGCCTGCGACCGCCTGGAGATTCCTGAGCTGGGCCTCGCGCTGACGGGCACGACCGACCGCGTGCGCACGACAACCGACGGCGCCGGCATCAGCGACCTGAAGACCGGCGGCCGCGCCGTCGGCACCGATGGCGTCGCTGTCACCGCCGGCCACGGTCCCCAGCTGGGCGTGTACGAGCTGCTGGCCGAGCACGCCATGGGCATCCCCATCAGCGCGCCGGCCCAGATCGTCGGCCTGAACACCGGCAAGACGGCTGCTGCACAACGCGTTGGCGTGGGCGAGATCGCATCCCCGCGCACAGCGCTGCTGGGCACGGAAGAACAGCCTGGCCTGCTGCAGCACGCATCACGCCTGATCCATTCCGGCGCTTTCTACGGCAACGGCAAATCGGTCCTGTGCTCGCCGAAGTACTGCCCGCGCCACGCCACCTGCCCCTACAAGTCCTGACATCACCACCTGACCGAGACCACCGCTATGTCCGCAACCGCCACCCTCGACCAAATGCGCGCGCCCGCCGTGCGCGAAGCCGCCCCCGCACCTGTCGTCACGATGGGCTTCGGCAGCCTGCAGTCGTTCGAACTGATGCAGCGCGCCGCCAACCTGCTCGCCTCTTCCACCCTCGTGCCTGCGGCGTACCGCAAGGTGATCGAGAAGCTGGACAAGTACGGCAACGTGAAGGAATCGCGCGAGAACCCCAACGCGCTGGCCAACGCCGTTGTCGCGCTGAACATGGCGCAGCGCATGGGCGCCGATCCGCTGATGGTGATGCAGAACCTGTACATCGTCGAAGGTCGGCCATCCTGGTCGTCGCAATGGATCATCGCCGCCATCAATGGCAGTGGCCGGTTCTCGCCGCTGCGCTTCGACATCAAGGAAACCGGCAAGAAGACCGTCGAGCGCACCGAGACGGTATGGGAGAACGGGAACCGCAGCACCGTCACGAAGAAGGTCGACATCCTCGACAAGGTCTGCATCGCCTGGGCAATCGAGAAAGAAACCGGCGAGCGCCTGGAATCGCCCAAGGTGTCGATCGAAATGGCCGTCAAGGAAGGCTGGTACACGAAGACCGGCAGCAAGTGGCAGACCATGGACGAGGTCATGCTGCGGTACCGCACGGCCGGCTTCTTCGGGAAGCTGTACGCCCCCGAGCTGCTGATGGGCCTGCAGACCGTCGAGGAAGCGCAGGACATCATCGACCTGAACCCGGACGGCTCGTACTCGGTGGCCAGCACGTCGGTCAATGAACTGCGCGGCGCGGCGCGCGCCACCGCGGCGCAGCCCGCCGAGGTTGTAGAGCATCCCGAGGAAACGGTCGGCGAGCAGACCACGGGAAATGCGCAGCCGACCGACGACGCGGACGATGGCGACGACAGCGGCCAGCAAGCCGACCTGATCCGGGCAGACGAAGGCAGCCCGCATCAAGGCGACAACGCGCCGCTTAGCTTCCAGGAAGTGAACCGTGAGCTGCTGCAGGCCCAGACCGCCGAAGACCTCGACTTCGCCCGCAGCCTGATCAAGCAGGTGCCCGACGAGAAGGAAAAGGCCACGCTCAACCAGGTGGCGTCGCGCCGCATGCGCGAGCTATCCACGCCGGCCGAAGACGCAGCGCCGCCCCAGCAGACCGCCCGCCGCCAGCGCGCACCCATCAGCGCCGACTGAAATACCTGTGAGAGAGGACTGCCCGCGCGGACGGCTGTAGCGCGGGAGGAAGGACAGTGCCGCGCCGCCGAATGCTGAGGCGCGGCCCGAACGCAGACACGCACACCTGGACACCGAAATGAGCCAATCGCCCGAAATGAAAGCCACGATGAACATGACCGCCAACACCCTCGGCAAGGACCTGCTGTCCGCCCTGGTGCTGGAACTGAAGATGATGCCCGACACGTGGGTGAAGCTGTCCGAGAAGAAGCAGAACGACATCATCGATCGCCTGCGAAACCGTGTGGACGCATCCGTGAAGATGGCCGTTCACCTGATCGCTGCCAACGGCCGCACCGTGGTCCAGGGCGATCTGGACAAGATCACCATCAAGGACGGCGCCCAGGCGCTGATCAAGATCGGCAAGTCAGTATCGGCCCTGCACGAGCTGGCCGAGGCGCAGGGCCAGGCCGTGCTGCTCGTGCTAAGCGGCGGCGATAGCCAGTACACCGGCGGCATGGATGAAGTGCGCGGCGAATCCGACCAGCGCTCGTTCACGATGGGCAGCGAGTACACGGATGGCGACGGTGACGGCATGCCCGATGCCAATCCGCCGGCCGACGACAACGTGGTCGACGCCGAATGGAAGGAAGTCCCGGAGATCGAGCACCAGCCGCTGCAGGAAGAGCTGGACGCCGCCTATCAAGCGGGCCGCGACGCAGCGGCCGAGGGCAAGCCGGAAAGCGCCTGCCCGGTGATGGCCGGTCCGCTTTGCATCGAGTGGGTGAAGGGCTGGAAGAACTGGCACGACGAACACCCCGACGAGGATCCGCTGTACGCCGACGTCGAAACCTTCGTCATCGAGAAGCAGCGCGTGTCCATCACCCAGATCCAGCGTCACTTCAACATCGGTTACAACCGCGCCGCCCGCCTGGTCGAACGCCTGGAAGCCAAGGGCGTCATCAGCGCGGCTGACGCAGACGGCCAGCGCAAGGTCCTGAAGAGCACCGAAGACCAGGAAGGGTAAGCAGCCATGCAAATCACCGCTATCCACGCCCGCAACTTCCTCGGCCTTCGGGCGGCCGACATTATCCCCGCCACGCCGGTGTCGCTGATCTGCGGCCCGAACGGCGCCGGCAAGTCCAGCCTGCAGGAAGCCGTCCGCCTGGCGCTAACCGGCGAAAGCGTGCGCGTCAGCTTGAAGAAGGAATACGGCCAGCTGCTGCACGACGGTGCAGAAACGGGTACGGTGGTCGTGTCCGCTGGCCCGCAGGCAAACAGCATCGCCCTGCCCTCGGGCAAGTTGACCGCAGGCCTGCAGACTGACCCGCGCCTGCCGTACGTGCTCGACGCCCAGCGTTTCGCCAGCCTCGACGCCAAGGAACGCCGCTCGTTCCTGTTCGACCTGATGGGCCTGAAGCTTGGTACCGACCTGGTGCGCGAGCGCCTGGTGGCGCGCGGCTGCCATCCAAAGAAGATCGAGGCGGTGCTGCCGCTGGTGCGCGCCGGCTTCGACGCCGCGGCCAAGGAAGCCCAGACCAAGGCCACGGCCGCCAAGGGCGCCTGGCGCGCCATCACCGGCGAGACGTACGGATCGGTGAAGGCTGGCGAGTGGAAAGCCTCGGTGCCCACCGGCGCGCCAGCGCCGGAAGACGTGAACGCCATGATCGCCGAGCTGCAGGCCGACATCGCCGAGGCGTCGACCGAGGCCGGCGACATGCAGCGCCAGCTCGGCGAGATGGACGCCGCCGCGCGCCAGCGCGCCGGCCGCGACGCAAAGATGCGCGAACTGACCGACAAGGCTGCCGGCCTTGCCAAGGCGCAGGAATCCGTCGACCGCGCGCAGGCTGAGCGCGACGACTTCCTGCCCAAGGTCGAGGCCATGCGCGCGGCGGCCGGCGGCAAGGCCACTGGCATGCCTTGCACCTGCCCCGAGTGCGGCGTGTTGCTGCAGTACCTGGCCGGCCAGCTGGCGCTGCGCGAGCCGACGCAGGCCGACCCGGAAGCCGCCGGCCGCCTGCCCGAGTACGAGCGCAGCCTGACCGTCCTGGAAAACGCGCTGAAGAGCCGCATCGCCGAGCGTGACGGGGCGAAGGCCACCGCCACGCAGCTCGACCTGCTGCGCAAGGACGCCGCTGCCGATGCCGGTGACGAGGACGCCGAGCTGCGCAAGACGATCGAAGGTGCGCTGGCCAAGCTGCAGGAAGCCATCACGACCACCGGCCAGCAGCTCGAGGCCGTGCGTGCATCGCAGCGTGCCGCAGCGCAGGCCGCAGAGCAGACCGCGAAGGCGGCGCAGCACCACGCCGACGTGGTGGCGTGGGACGCGCTGGCCGAAGCCCTGGGCCCGAGCGGCATCCCTGCCGAGCTGCTGGCCGAAGCCTTGGACCCGATCAACGACCGCCTGGCAGCCACGGCCAACATGACCGAATGGTTCCGCGTGGGCATCGAGCCGGACATGACCATCACGGCAGGGCCCGGCCGCACGTACGCCCTGCTGTCCGAATCGGAGAAGTGGCGCGCCGACGCGATGATCGCGGAAGCCATCACCCATCTGACCGGCCTGCGCCTGCTAGTGCTGGACCGCGCTGACGTGCTGATCGGCGCCGAGCGCGACCGCCTGCTCTGGTGGCTCGACGACCTGGCCGTAGATGGCGCGATCGACACCGCCCTGGTCTTCATGAGCCTCAAGGCGCCACCGGCTGGCCTGCCCGACGGCATCACTGCCTTCTGGATCGAAGACCATGAGGTCGGCACCGTACGGGAGGCCGCATGAACACCCAACCGCAACGCCGGATCATCCGGCTTCCCGAGGTCTGCGAGCGCGTCGGCCTGGGCAAGACGGCCATCTACGGCCGCATCAAGGACCAAACGTTCCCCTCCCCGATCAAGCTGGGCCGCGCCAGCGGCTGGGTCGAGGAAGAGGTTCAGCAGTGGGTGGACGAGCAAATCGAAGCCACGCGTGGGAAGCACTGATGTCCACGACCACCGCACTGGCCATAACCGTCGTGGCCGCGATCGTCTACACCGCCGCGAGCGTGTGGGCGGCGCGGCGCCAGGCGAAGTGGATGGCCGAGATGGAACGCAAATTCAAGAAGGGGGAATTGTGATGTCTGACCGAACAGCCGTTTGGAAGCTCTTGCCGCTGGAACGCAGCTACGACATGCGGGCCTGGGCAATCATCGACGGCAACCGCATGCGCATGTTCAGCAAGCACGAGTGCCGCGATGCGATGTCCTTCCCGCGCGAGTACATCGTGCCGCAGCAGCATCAACTGGCCGTGCACATGCTGGGCAATTCGGTAGCACCGAAGCAGGTCTGCGACGTGATCAACGCGATCAGGGAGGCGGCGTGAAGATCTACATCGCCGGCCCGATGACCGGGCACCCCGAACTCAACTTCCCAACCTTTCACGCGGTGGCCGCGCGCCTGCGCACCGATGGACACGAAGTGGTGAACCCGGCCGAGATCAACGCCGATCCATCGAAGGGATGGATCGAATGCATGCGCGCGGACATCCGTGAGTTGGTGACGTGCGACGCGATCTACCTGCTGCCGGGGTGGGCTGAATCCCGCGGCGCCACGCTTGAGCACCACATTGCGACGCGGCTGGGGTTCGCTGTGCTCACACACGCGGAAGTCGCAGCATGCTGATCGACCACTGCTACCAAGGCGACTGCCGCGAGGTCATGCGATCGCTGATCGCCGACGGCGTGCGCGTGCAGTGCATCGTCACCAGCCCGCCGTATTGGGGCCTGCGCGACTATGGTGTCGCCGGCCAGCTCGGCATGGAGTCGACGCTGCGAGAGTTCATCGCCAACATGGTGGAGGTGTTCGACCTCTGCCGCGAGCTGCTCGCCGACGACGGCACACTGTGGCTGAACATGGGTGACAGCTATGCCGGATCGTGGGGCTCCCAAGGGCGCGACTACAGTGGCGTCGGCGAAACGTCGTTGAGCGCGCGTCAGATCGCGGCAAGCCAGCGCAAAGCCAGCGGCACAGGCAAGATCCGCGACGAAGGAATCAAGGCCAAGGACCTCATGGGCCAGCCGTGGCGGCTCGCCTTCGCCTTGCAGGACGCCGGATGGTGGCTGCGTGAAGACATCGTGTGGAACAAGCCCAATCCTATGCCGGAGAGCGTGCGCGATCGCTGCACGAAGGCTCACGAGTATCTGTTTCTTTTAGCTCGCAACCCGCAGTACTACTTCGACCAGGATGCTATTCGAGAGCCGGCGGCGGACGCCAGCTTGTCACGCTGGGCACAGAACGTCGAGGCTCAGGCTGGCAGCGATCGAGTGCAGGGGAAGAGTAACGGCAACATGAAAGCTGTCGGTGGCCAACGCAGCAAGCGCAATAGCTTCGCACGCGAGACGAAATACAGCGATGGCGACCACGGCCAGAAGGCTCAGCATCGCGCCAATCGTGCAGACGTGGACTACAGTGGGACGCGGAACAAGCGGAGCGTTTGGACTATCCCGACGCAGTCGTATAGCGGCGCGCATTTCGCGGTCATGCCGGAAGGGCTTGTAGAGCCCTGCGTGCTCGCCGGCACACGCCCCGGCGACATCGTCTTCGACCCCTTCATGGGCTCGGGCACGGTGGCCAGCGTAGCGCAGCGCCTCGGCCGCCGCTGGCTCGGCGCCGAACTCAATCCCGAGTACATCGCCCTTCAGGCGGCGCGCACGCGGCAACCGGGGCTGGTGCTGGAGGCTGCGACGTGATGTCAAACAGGCGGAAGCTCCTCGAAGTCGTATTCCGCAGCGATCTTGGCGTCAGCCCACGCCCAGATCGCACGAGCTTCATGCGGACCCTCTACGTACAAGCCCGACGCCTGATCCGGCGCGACGCCGCGCGGGTGAAAGTGAACGACCATTTCTCTGGTGTAGGCCTGATGCTGGCGCATCAGTTCGTTCACCTTCTCGACGTATTGCACTCGCGTCAGGCTGGGCTTGGTCATCTCTTATCTCCACCGTTTCCGGGAATCCTAGCATGACCAAAGAACGCCCCATCCTCTTCAGCGGCGCCATGGTGCGTGCCATCCTCGACGGCCGTAAGACGCAGACGCGGCGGGTAGCCAAGCCAGTCAAACACCCGGATCTCGGCAACATCTCTACGCCGGGTGCGCTGGTGCTCGAGCACGAGCCGCACCATGTTATCGAGCGTGCCTGTCCGTATGGCCGGCCAGGCGACCGCCTCTGGGTCCGCGAGACATGGCAGGGCCCCATGTGGGACGGCGAACTGGAAGACCGGCCGGCTGACGCCCACTCGCCACAGTACTGTCAGTACGCGGCCGACGGTGGCTCTACGCCTGAGTTCATGGATGCTGACGACAACCTGCGCCAAGGATGGCGTCCAAGCATCCACATGCCGCGGTGGGCCTGCCGTCTGCAATTGGAGGTCACCGGCGTGCGCGTCGAGCGGCTGACCGACTGCAGCGAAGCGGATGCACTGGCGGAAGGCGTCACGGCCACCCCTGACGGCGCATTCCACATCGAGCAGGACATGTACCGCGCTCCCGACCCTGTGGAGTGCTACGCGCGGCTGTGGGCGGCCATCAATGGCGCCGAATCGTGGGCCGCAAACCCGTGGGTCTGGGTCGTCGAGTTTCGGAGGATCGAGGCATGAGCGAGAACAGCAAAATCGAATGGACCGACCACACGTTCAACCCGTGGATCGGCTGCACGAAGGTGAGTCCCGGCTGCGACAACTGCTATGCCGAGCAGATGATGGACAAGCGCATGCACAAGGTCGAGTGGGGCCCGCGCGGCGTACGCGTGCGCACGTCGGCTGCGAACTGGCGCGAGCCGATCAAATGGAACGCGCGGCACGCGTCGTTCTTCGCCGAGCACGGCCGCCGGCAGCGTGTGTTCTGCGCCTCGCTGGCCGACGTGTTCGACAACGCTGTATCGCCTGTGTGGCGCGGCGACCTGTTCAACCTGATCGAGCAGACGCCGAATCTCGACTGGCTTCTGTTGACCAAGCGCATCGGCAACGTAAAGGCGATGCTCGAGCAGCTGGGTCTCTCAGAAATGCCGGAGAACGTCTGGCTCGGCGCCACGATCATCAATCAGGAAGAGGCCGACCGGGACATCCCCAAACTGCTTGCAACCCCCGCGCGCGTCCGCTTCCTGTCGATGGAGCCGCTATTGGGCCCGGTTGACCTGTCGCGCCACCTCTGGAAATGCTGCGGCAATAGAGTGCCGGGGCACCCCGGAGACGGATGGATGCAGCCGCCCGACCCGCCCGAATGCTGCGGCGATGTGGAGCCGGCGGGTCTGCATTGGGTCATCGCAGGGGGAGAGAGCGGCCAGAACGCGCGCCCGATTCATCCGGACTGGGCGCGAAGCCTGCGCGACCAGTGCGAGGCCGCCGGCGTGCCGTTCATGTTCAAGCAGTGGGGTGAATGGCTCGGCGCGGGACAGGACGGCGCTTACGACCACGATCCCGTGGAGCTCAACGCGAGCGATGCGCCAGCGCGAGTCGGCAAGAAGGCCGCGGGCCGCCTGCTCGATGGCCGGCAGCACGATGGATTTCCGGAGCCGCGCGCATGAAGTACCTGACCGAAACCACGCTCGACGGCGAGTACGGCTGCATCCTTTCCGACTGCGAGCAGTACCGGTACCGTCTTTGGCGCCGCTGGAACCGCGAGCAACCCGCGCTCGGTTTCCTCATGCTGAACCCGTCCACGGCCGATCACCTGGTGAACGATCCGACCATCACCCGTTGCATGCAGCGCGCGCTCGCCGGCAAGTACGGCGGCCTCGAGGTGGTCAACCTGTTCCCGCTGCGCTCCACTGACCCGGACGCCCTGCTATCGCACTCGTCACCCACGGGGGATCGGCGAGATCGGAACGAGGCCGCCATCATGGACGCGCTCGACCGCTGCTCGATGATGATTTGCGCGTGGGGCGCTCACAGAGCGGCAGCCGCGCGCGCAACCGAGGTGCTTCGCATCGTCCAGATGTGCGGCGCCGGCTCGCGGCTGTATCACCTTGGCCTGAACAAGGATGGCAGCCCGAAGCACCCCCTCTATATCGCGGCCAGCACCAGGCCGCAACGATTCGCCGCCTGAAAGAACGAGGCACCATGAAGCCAATCACGCTATTGCCCTGACCGTTCTGCGGGCTGCCCGGCCAAATGAAGACCTCACAGGATTGGTCAGCCCCAGCTGCACCGACGTGGCATGCTGCGGCCACCAGATCGCTCTGACGCACCGCAGCGAGACAAGTGCGGCGGTGGCATGGAATTGCCGCGCGCCATCCTCTCAAAACTGGAGCCCATGCGCAGGCACGGCTAGAATGCCATGATTCCACCAATAGATTGAACCATGGTCAACAATATACCGAACGCGAGCGACTACTTTGATTCGGGAAACGAGGTTTTTAATTTCGCCTGGAATACGGTCGCCCATTTGCTTTGTGCATTTGACGAGGCGGGTTATTACGGCTACGAACCAGCAGAAATATCTGAAGCGTTCTGGTCCGCAGCCAATCGAGAATTGAGCACTGCAATAACTATCGTTCAACAAGGCGTTGAACTCTTTCTTAAAGGTCGCATCGCCGAAGTATCACCTTTCCTGCTCATCGCCTCTGACTCACCATCGCGTTGGCCTTCCCCCTACGATGGTAAGTCAATCGAATTCTCGCAGTTCAGAACCATTGACGCTCAAGACCTCGTGCGGGTCCACGATATTTTTGCAGCCAGCAAACTGCCGGAAACCTTCACCGCTAAATTTGATGAGCTTCGTGAACTGCGAAACACCATTATCCACTCGACAGGAAAAAACGTGACGGTGCGCGCGATCGAAGTCGTTGATGCACTGCTTTTCATGCACCGCGCATTATTTGCAGACGAGAACTGGATGACCACTAGGCGGGAATTTCTGAGACGCTCGCCGCAGTCGGAGCTTGGCAGCGGTGAATATGCGACAAATGAAGCATGCCATGAGGCCGAGATCGTCGTGGCGCAGTTGCAGCCGGCGCAGGTGCAAGCATACTTTCGAATTGACAAGCGACAGCGCCTATATATCTGCCCTGCGTGCTTGGACGACGCAAACACTGATGCTGGATTCGATCACAAGCTTGCGGTCCTGCGGCCCAAAGCGCCTGGTGCGACGAAACTGTATTGCCCGGTCTGCAATGACGAACACGAAGTCTCACGAGTCAAATGTGAGCAGGACGAATGTCTTGGCAACGTCCTCAACGATGAGGGTCGATGCCTCACATGCGGATGTTGGAACGGTTGATTGACCTCAGTCTTTCAATCTGATCGGCCCACGCCTGCATCATCTTTCGGCGCTCAGGCAAGTACTGCGCGTGGTTGTAGGCCGCTCGCACCTTGTTACGCTCGACGTGCGCGAGCTGGCGCTCGATGACGTCCGGTCGGAAGCCCAGCTCGTTCAGCGCAGTTGAGGCTAGGCCCCGGAACCCGTGGCCCGTCATCCGCGAGTGGTACCCCATCCGATAGAGCGCATACAGCATCGTGTTGTTGCTAATATGGCCAGTCTTACCGCGCGGGCTGTAGAACACGTAGGTCCGGTGGCCGGTGATCTCCCGCAGCTCCCTCAGCACGGCTAGCGCCTGCGTGGAGAGCGGCACGACGTGCGGGTCGCGCATCTTCATGCGTTCGGCCGGTACCAGCCACTCGGCCTTCTTCTCGTCGATCTCGTCCCACTGCGCCTGGATCATCTCCGTGGTGCGCACGAACGTCAGCGTCATGAGCTGCAGCGCCAGGCGCGTCACCTTGTCGCCTTCGTAGCCATCGATGTCGCGCAGCAGCTTGGGCAGCTCGGCCAGCGGCACCCGGGCCTGGTGCTGTACCGGCGCCTGCTTCAGAACGACCTCGCTGTCGATGTCGCTGGCCGGGTTACGGTCGCACAGGCCATAGACGATGCCGTACTGGAACACCGCGCGCATGCGCTGCAGGATCCGCTTCGTGGTGTCGCGGACGCCGCGGGACTCGATCGCCTTCAGGAGGTCCAGGATGGCCGGCGCGCGGATCTCGGAAATTGGCGAGCTGCCCAGCACGGGGAAGACGTCGTTCACGAGGGAGGCTAGAACCTTGCCGGCATAGACCTCGTTCCAGCTTTCCTTCTGGGTAGCGTGCCAGTCGCGGGCCACGGCCTCGAAGGAATTGCCGGCGGCGATCTTTGCTGCGCGGCGCTGATCCTGTTTGACGGCCCCCGGATCCTTTCCACCGGCGACGTGCGACCTGGCCGTCTCGCGCTGCGCGCGGGCCTGGGCAAGCGTGATGTCCGGGTAGGTGCCAAAGCCGAGTCGATTCTCGGCGCCGGACGGCCGGACGTATTTGAAGCGCCAGAGCTTTCGGCCGTCGGTCATGACCTCTAAATAGAGGCCACCACCGTCAAACAACTTATAGGAACGCTCGCGCGCTTTGGCGTTGCGGATTTTGGTGTCGGTGAGAGGTTCGACCGTACGGGGCAT